ACCATCAGCAGCCGCGTCGACCACGCCGCGCCCGGGCGCGGCAGCCACAGCGGCAGGGCCAGCGCGTCGCCGTTGAGGAGCGTGCCGCCCAGCGCCTGCAGGGTCAGGCCATGCAGCGTCTGCTCGCGCGAGGCGTCGCACTCGGTCGTATCGGCCCAGGTGCGAAACTTGGCCTCGGTCAGATTGCCCCACTCGCGCGCCCGCTCGGGCGTCCAGCCCAGCAAGCGCCAATCGGGCTTTGCGGACAGGCGCAGGATCGCGCCAATGATGTTGTCCTTGAGGGTCTGCACCCCGCCGGCCGCGAGCCCGTTGTTGCGCGCCATGTCGCGCGATCGCGCAAAGAGCGTCTCCAGTTCGGGCAGCAAATCCGCATCGGCGCTGCCGGCGAACGGAGACCAGCCACCCATTGACAAGTCATCGTAAGCGGCGGCGGCGTGCTGCGTGCCGGCCATCATCGCGCCGGCCGTTGCGGGCGCGAGCATGCGCTGTTTGCGGCGGTGCTTCGCCATCGTCAGCGCCCTCCTGTCACATAGATCGGCCCGGGCGCCGCAGCGCCGCGCTTGCGATCGAGCGCGCCCTTGAGGCGGGCGATATAGGCGTCCGCGTCGGCAAGGCGCTTGCCGAACGTGTTCATGGATCGGTTGTTGGAGGACACGCTCGACGGCTGCGTGATGAGGTTGTGCCGCGCCATGATCGCCTCGGCGAGCATGGTCTGCAGCACGTCATGGGATAGAGAGTCGAGCGCATCCATGCGCGGCAGGGTGCCGAGGGCGCGCGGACATATCTAGGAAAACACGTCACTTTTTGCGCACGATCCGCCTGATATGGCGCTTACTCAGCCCGTATTCGCGCGCCAGCTCTTCGAGGTTGTTACCCCGCCATCTATCCCGAATTTCTTCGTCTCGTCGCCCAATACAGCGCGTGCGCATCGACGGCAGGTAAAGGCTTGCGCCGCCAAGCGTGATTGCAATCCGCTCGACCAGTGCTGCAGCAAGGTCGGCGGCAGCCGGAACGCCGAAGCAGGCGGCAACCGCAGCGGCCTCGCGCTCCAGGATCTCGATCGGGTCGTCGGTCATCATCGGTCGGTCACCTTGCGAACAGGATGGGAGTGAAAAGGTCTGTATCGTCGTGCTGCGCCGCCGGGGCCGGCTGCGCCCGCGTCGGATTGGGGAAGGCTTCGCGCTCGGCCCTGCGCTCTTCCGCGTCGATCACCTCGCTGTTGCCCGCGTCCTGCGGCAGCGCCCACTCGGGCGGCTCGTCCCAGGACAGGCGGCCTTTCGGCCCGTAGCCCAGCGCCTCGGTGATGGCGAGCGCGTACACCCACAGGTCAAGCGCCTCGTTGCGGGCGCGCGTCTTCTTCCACTTGCCGTTGGCCTGGCGGGTTTCGGCGCGCAACTCATCGAAGTAACCCGGGCATGCGGTGCGAATCCATTCGCCGACATGGGCGTAGCCATTGCCGGGGGCGGTGCGGCGCAGGGATGCGGCCACGATGTCCTTGTAGAAGTCGGTGGCCACCAGCCACAGCGGCATGTCGCGCATCGCGCGGCCTTCGTTCGTGCGCGCGGTGCCCTTCTTCATCGGGGCGCTGTTGTCGGTGCCGCCGCCCTTGACCAGCAGCACGCGCGCGGACAGGCCCGCTTTGCGCAGGCGGCGATACCACGCGTAAGCATTGGGCGTGGTGCCGGCCTCGCCGCCGGTATCGACGGCGGTGCGCAGTACGCGCATCTCTCGCCCGTCTGCGGTGCGGTAGGTCGCGCGCACCAGCTTGTCCGTCAGTAGATCCCAGTCCTCTGGGTAGCCCGCCGGATCGACCTGCGCGGTCTCGCCGTGGCGCTCGGTGGTGGTGATCGAAAAGCGGTCGATCAGCCAGGACTCCAGCCCGACGCCGAACGCGCGGACCTCGCACACGAAGCGCCCACGAGTGCCGCCCTGAACGTCGGCAGTGGCCACCAGGAATCGGGCGGCGGGCGGGACGATGTAGCGCGGGATGGACTCGAGGCGGTCTTCGATGGAGGTACTCTTGTCCGCCACCAGGGCGCGCGGGAGGTAGGGGGCGCCTTGGTCGGTGTTGATCGTCGCCTTCAGGGTCAGCTCGGAGCCTGATAGCGCGAATTCGCGCAAGCCTTGCAGGTAGCGGGAAATGAGGCTGTCCCACTTCTGGTAGGCCGCAGCCGCACCCCCCAGCCAGTAGCTGGCGATGCTCGATTCCGGCACCTCGCCGATGACCTCGCCGTCGCTCGTGACTGTCTGCCCGTCCGCCACCCATCGGGCCGTCTCGAGTCGGTTCAGGTGCGGCTTCCAGCGCTGCTCGATCATGCTGCCGCAGTGCGGGCAGACGACGCGGGCGTGCTGCGCCGCAAGCTGCGACAGGTTCGCCTCGCGCACCATCTCGAGCAGCTCGGCCTCGGGCGGCAGGGACGCGAAGAGCGAGAGCCCGGGCGCGGCCTCGAAGTAGTCGCTGCAGTCCGGACACTGCCAGTACCAGCGCCGCCGGTCGCCTCGGTTGTAGATGCCCACGATCCCGGTGCAGGGCGGCGCCTCGTGATGCGTTGCCGGCCTCCAGGATGCGTTTTCGATGTCGCGCCCCGGGGAGGACTCGACCATACACATGCCGCGCGACAGAAAGGTCTGCGTGCGCTTCAGGCCGAGTTGGTACGCCGAGCCCTCGCCGTCGATGTCATCGGGCATGCGGTCGTAGTCCGTCAGGGCCACGTAGCGGTAATCCGAGCTCGAGAGCTGGGAGGCGGACGGCCAGCCGATCTTGAGCCACATGCCATGACGGAACAGCTTGTCGTGCGTGTTGTCGTCGTGGCCGCGCGTACTCATCAGGTCGCGCAGCTTCGGGCTGTTGCGGATGGCGCGGTCGATCCGGGTCTTGCTGTACTCGCGCGCCTTTTCCTGACTCATCTGCACGATCAGCAGGTCGCCTGGATCGTTGGTGACGCAGTGCGCGACCCAGCCGTCCAGCATGCCCATCGTGTTGTGCGTCGGCACCATGCCGCGGCCAGCCAGGAACATGTGCGACCGATCTGACACCTGAATGCACTTCACCGGGCGGGATACGACCGGTTCGATGGAGACGATCTGCCGGTAGCTGACATCCGCCGTCGCCGTCTTGGTCTGCCCCGCTTTTCTTGGCAGCGAGAAGACCTGAGTACCCGCCGGCACAGGGAAGGCTATCCGGTAAGCGCGCCCTTCTTTCTTGTCGCCCTTGTACTCCCAGGTCGTCTTTCTCGCCGCTACACTGGGCTTGAATCCGAGCGAGCGCGCCAGTTCGCAGAACCCTTCACACAGGGCTTCGCTGACCGTCGTGAATTCCACGCGGCCCGCGCGCCTGTCGAATGATCCGTCGGTATCCATCAAGCCGCGCAGCAGCTCCATTCGCTGTCGCACGGAGGCGCGCAGATACGCCTGCGGCACATGCTTGTTGTTGATAAGCCTGAGGTCTTGAAGCCGTGACTGGAACGTATCGGCAAACAGCCCAAGCGGCGCCATTTCTTTGCCGTACTTGCGGCGGTGATGCCCTTGGCGCAGACACTCCATGCAGCCACCACTCTTGGCTCGGCCTACTGCGCTGAACTCGTGCCCACGCTGGCAGTGCGTCGTCAGGCGCTCTCGCATGTCCACCCGCAAGTAAACCGTGTTTTCGCGGTCCTCGACGACAGAAACCTTGTGGCCTGCGGCAACAAACCGCGCTTCGTAGTGCGGCGCGTCCGCCTTGCTCGAGGACACATAGGCTTGCGCCGACGTGCCATCTCCGAGCCACACACCGAGAAGGTACGGGTCGATCCGCAGTTCTTTCTCCGGCAGTTCAATCGGCGCGGTGTTGCGGATTCGGTAGCGGAACCGCTTTCTGCCGTTCGCCCGCTCGCCGTAGTGGAGGTCGTTGAGCAGTTCGGCGGTGGTCTTGACCTCGTAGCGCCAGTTCGTCGCCTTCCAGTAGAACCGCTCCACGCCCCACCGATGGTCCTCGTCAGCAACAATGGTCTCGCCATCGGAAAATGTGACTCGGTAGCAAGTGCGCTCGTACTGGTACTCCGTGACAAAAACGATGTCGGTAGGCGCGCCACTTGGAGACAAAATCGTGTCGCCCACCTTGAGATCACCCATCGTCGTCCAGCCTTCAGGGGTGGGGATTGGCGTCTCGACGTCAAGCGCCTTACCTGTACGGGCCGGACCGACAAAGCAGACCGCTTCGTGCCGCCGGCTGGCGAGCATGTCGATCGGCTCGACCATGTACGGCGTCTCGGCTGGCGACCAGGGGCCGGAGTAGCCGCCGGGCTGGCGGATCATCAGCGCGTCCGATGCGCCGCGTGAGACCGACACGCGCCGCGGCGGGCGGAATGCGATCGAGGCGCCGCGCAGGATCGGCAGTGCGGTGGCGAAGCTCATTCGGCCACCTCTTCGGTCGAGACCGGCGCGAGCGCGGCCAGCCGGTCGGCGATCGCGTCCATCGCCTCGAACAGCACGCCCTCCACCGCCTCGGCCGTGGCTGAGTCGATGCCCAGGCGGCGCTCGAGGTTGTCAGGGATGGCGCGGATGTCCTGCGCGATCGCGGCGAACGCGGTCGCCACCACCTGCTCCACCTCGGCCGCCGGGATCAGCTCGCGGTCTCGCACCTGGAGCTCGCGTTTCTTGGTCTCGCCCTCGTACCAGGCTTTGCGCTCGGCAGGCGGCAGGGAGTCCGGGTCAAGGTCCGCGTGCTCGGTCTTGCCGGCATAG